GGTTTTCAGCCAAATCAGGATAGAAATCTCGCCTTTGCGAAATTGTAGACTTTTTTCATCCGCAATGGTAGAGACATTGTTCATTGCATCCAACATGACGTCAATATCTTCCATCAAATCAAGCCATCCCTGCTGGGAAAACAGGTCAAACCTGGCTTCGTAATACTTTTGCAGTTCGGGTGTCATCAGTTTCCTCGTTTGGTCAGCATGGCGCTGGCGATCTCTAACATGAATTTTATCTGCTCTAGATTCTCGGGCTGCTGCGCCCAACCGACTGTGATCTGTCCAACAAAGCGGTGTGAGTCTGGCGGCACGCTGACCCGGCAGGTGTACGTCACACCCTTCTCCAAATACCAAAGTCCGACCTCGGACTGCGCGTAGCGGTAATCGCTGCACGGGATTTCGTTGGTCATCAACTTGACCACATCGGCGTTGTTGGATGTGTTCTGGCTGAACAGGCCAACGTCGATGTCCTCAATGCTCTTGTCCCTGCCATCCTTGGTATATGCCTTGTACAGCACACGACTGTTGAACAGAGGGTTGACCTTGAACACAGCGACAACAGAAGCGCCGGTTTTTTTGAGCAGCATAGAGCTGGCGTCATCTGCACGGGCTGTATTGATCTCAGGCAGCTTCTTAGATTCCTTGTAAGCATCAAACATGAAGGTTTGGTTCTGCCAAAGGAAGTAACCGACAAACGCCACAATGCCCATCACAAGGATGGCAAACAACTTGAATGGGCTATCCACATACCCGAGCACCTTGTCGAGTGTGGAGTTGGCGTTTAGCTTCTCGTCGCTCATCGCAGATGTTTAAAGTACATGGCGACACCGCCGATCATAAGGCCAGCCAGGATAAAGATCCCCACGCCAAAAGCTATGTATTCGGCAAAGTCTTCAAGCTGCTTCTGCCGCCTCTTGGCTTCTCTTTCGGCGGCTTCTTTCTGCTCACGCCTACGTCTAGCGGCTTGGGCTTGGAATTTCACCCAATCGTCCCACATGCCTGGGCGACCAGCGTAGACCATACGCTCACGCAGCTCTTCTTCTTGCTGCTTGAGTTGCTCCAAGGCCATGAACTCCGCAAGGTCTGAACTTCCACCCTTCTTGGTAGCAGCCTCTTGAATTTTTGACTTGTTGTCAAAGTAGTCGAAGACCCGCGAGCCGAGCTGGTGCAGCTCTTTGCCATTGGCCAAAGCGCCTTTGATGACCGCAAATGCAGCGTTGCAAGCAGCAATTTCAGCAATCATCGCAACACCTCAACGGTTACTTTTACTGTCCAAATAACGAGGGCGACAATCAAGACCGCCGCGACAAAAGCCTCGGCAAAGTCTCTCATATTAAAGCCCCAAGAACTTCTTGACCACCTCGGCAGCAACGCCAGGGCCGAGCAAGACCGCAGCAATTACAGCATAAAGCAGATATTCGATCTTGGTCATGCGCTTAGAGCCTGACTCAAAACTTTTTTGGATGGCCTCATACCGATGGGCGCAAACTTGCTCATGAGTAGTCAATCTGGCCTCCGTTGCATCGATCTGCTCCGACATGGGCTAGTCCTTACCAAGGAGTACCAGTGGCGGTCACGGGGTTCTTTTGCAGTGCAATATTTGCAGCCAGAGCAGCTTCGGTTGCGTCTTTGTCCACGCCAGATGCCCAGCACCAGTCCAGCACTTCTTGCATGGTCACATCAGAATATGGGACGGTAGGGCTACCATCAGACCAAGAGCAAGTTGAGTAAATGGATGCGGTGTACTCGCCGTCTGTAGCCGTACACTGCCAGTGCGCTTGTGTTATGAACCCGTTTGCGGTTTCGTAGTTAGTTTCAGAAATGTTCCAGTTGTAAGCGATTGTCATGATTAAACTCCTTTAAAAGTTAAATGCCTGCTGCTGCAAGGCGTTGACGAAGAGATTGGATTTCCTTGACCAGCATAGGTACAAGTTTGGAGTAGTCCACTGCCATCATTTCTTCAGGGTTGGCAGGTTGATGCACAGCTTCAGGAGCCACAGTCAACAGTTCTTGGGCAACAAAACCGTAACGCTGGTGTGAACCGTCAGATTTCCAATCGTATTCACGCACTTGCAGAGAGTCAATCAAGGCAGATGCTGGAGCAGCGTCTTGAATGTTTTCTTTTAAGCGTTGGTCGGAAACAATGTTGTACAGAACACCTGTTGTGCCGTTTTGGGTGATGGAGCCAATTTCAGTTTGGTTAAACATGAAACGAGAATATGCAACACCAGAAACTGTGCCTGTTGGATGACCAATCTGCAGATAAAAACCACTACCACTATTTGTATTTGCTACAAAACCATTTGTAGGGTTGGTACTCGTAGTCCCCACCAGCAAATTCCCACTAGCATCCAGCGTCATCGCCTGCGTGAAGCTGATAGCGTTACCTGCTGTGCCGGAGGGGGCGTTGAACCACTTATGTAAACCACCGTTGGCTTGGTATTGGGTTGCCAATCCTGTACCAACATACTTCCAACCACTGTTAAAAACAGCGTTTGAAGTAACGTCTGTTTCAGAACTACCAACAATAACAGCTACGTTTGATTGGAATGTTGGGATGCTTGAAGCACTCGGAGTAACCCCCAAGCCGAGGTTGCCGGAGGAGTCGAGGGTGGCTTGTGTACTGCCGTTGGTGTAGAAACGCATCCCGTTATCAGAATGCACATACTCCACCCGACCAACCGTGTTGCTTGCGGAGTCACCAAACAGAATGCCGGTAGTGCTGGTCGTGTCTGTTGTGGAAATAAGGGCAAACTGGCTACTAGAGCCTGAGACTTGCAGTTTAAAAGCAGGCGAACTCGTCCCAATACCCAGACCTGTGCTGGTCAGGCGCATTTGTTCGGTAGCACCAAGCGTGAACGACAAAGGGGTTGCGCTTGATACTTGAAGATCAGTAAGGCTGTTAGCAATTCGGACATTGAAGTCAGCATTGGTTGCGTTTGTTGCTGACAAAGCAAGCTGTAGCGCTGCATTGGCGCTTACACGGTTTGTTAGCGTTGACCCATCAAACGTCAGCGCACTACCAGAGGTCAGGACTTTGGAGCCGTTGAGGTAGGTGACTCCGTTGGCTGTGCCGCCGTTATGAGTCACGGTGCTGGAGGTTGTCAGTGTGGTGACAGATGCCGAGCCGCCAGATACGTTAGTTGCTGTGGTCGCAGTAGCAGCATTGCCACCAATGCTCAATGCAGACGCAGTGCCTGTGATGTTTGTGCCGACCAATGCCGATGGGGTTCCAAGGGCAGGGGTCACCAGCGTAGGTGAGGTGGACATCACCACGTTGCCAGTGCCCGTGATGGCATTGCTCACCAACTGGTCAGATCCGTTCGTGAACACCGCTTGGCTGGCGGTCAAGGCTGTGAAAGTAACTGTGCCAGAAGCCGTCAAGGCCGCAAAGTCACCCGTGCTGCCGCCATCCACTTTCTGCCAGGCTGTGCCGTTGAAGATGATCCAGTCACCCACGCCCCACAGCGTCTGGCTATCGATGCTAGTTGACCCAGCCACGCTCACCACATAGTAATCACCCTTGTCGCCAGTGCCGCTGACAAGCGTCGGGGTGTTGGTTGATGCGTTCCATGTGCCAACATAGTTGACCGAACCCATACTGACCAAGACATTGATCTGGTTTTGCAGGCTGGTCAGTGTGTCCAGCACGCCTTGGCTGGTGCCGCCGCCGTTGGTGATCACCTTGATCTTCTCAGCCAGGTCAGGCGCCACCACCTCGCCGACGTTGATCTGACGGCCAGACGACAAGCCAATGATCAGGCTGCCGTCAAAGTCAATGTGCGCCTCTGTGACTGACACGCCATCTGTACCGTCGCTGCCGTCCATACCGCGAGCACCGTCCATGCCGCGTGGGCCTGGCAAGCCATCTTTGCCGTTGCGACCGTCCTTGCCGTCGCGTCCATCTTTGCCGTCGATGCCGTTGCGGCCATCTTTGATGGTGGACACACGCTTTTCGATCACCGTGGTCACGCCGTCGTACTTCTCGCGGATGTCTTCGTCAATTTTCTTCAGCGCTTGGATGACCAGCTGCACGTTCTCAGCAGCTTTACGCTGCTGCATCGCCTTGATCTCGGACACCGAGTTGCTGACCGAGTTGAACAGGTTGTCCGCGATACCGTCTATGGCCGCGCCTTCAAAAATTTTATCGATTGCCATTTTTCAACTCCGTATTCAAAGTTTCAAGGAAGTCATTTTCCACATCCACAACATTGTTCTTTGCGTTGCTCATCTGCAACTCAACAATCTTGCTCTTGTTCTTGATGTCCGCTTCCTTGAGCATCAATTCAGCGATCTTGACCCGCTTGTCAAACTCGTTGGACTCGTTGCCAGCTGGCAGGTTCTTGGTGGTCGATGCGATCACTTTGGCCTGCACTTCTTGCGGCATGAGTTGCGCCTCGGTCATCAGCTTGGTCGCCTCTGCCCGGTTCTGCTCGGCTTGCGTCGTGTTGACCGCAATCTGAGCCTGCTGTGCTTGCATCGCCAGCTGCTGCTGCATCTCTTGCATCTGCTGGGCCTGTGGGTCTGGCTGGCTCATCTGGTCCAGTGCGCCCATCAGCTCGTAGCGGTTTGTGAGGCTCGAGTTGTTCAAAATGCCCTTCAAGATCAGCGGCAGCACAGGCGTGTTTGGCCCAAGTGTCTGGAGCAAACCAATGAACTGCTGCTGCTCGTACTCGCGGGCGATGATGCCCAGCGTGGCCGTCGGAACAAAGCGCATGTCCACGCTCGGATAGCGCTCGGGGTCAAACTGCATGTACCTGAACGCCGCTTTTTGGATGAACGGGATTAGGAAATCTTCTTGGAAGTTGACCAGCGTGCGCTTGTACTTCTTGATGATCGTGGCGACCGCCATGCTCATGCCCGCGCCGTCGCGGTTGCCTTGGCTGACCATGCCCTGACTGTCCAAAGTGCCGGTCGCCTGCAACAGCATGCGCTCAAACTCTTTGGCCGTGTTCAGGTTGTTCAGACTCGTCTCGCCGAACTTGAACGGGTACAAAATCTCGGCTGGGTTGCCGTTGACCATGAACGCTTTGCCCGGCTTGACCTCGAACCGAGCGCCGCGTGGTAGTCGGGTCGCGTCCATGCCCATCATTGGGCTGGTTGTCAGCGCCAGCGAGTCCAGATGGCTGCGCACCTGGGCGTCAATCGCCTTTTGCATGTTGTAGGACTTCTCCACCGTACCGCGACCGAGCAGTCGGTTGGGCACCGTGTCGTCTTGATAGCTCAAGATCGGGCGGTCCTTCATCATGTATGGGTTCGCCTCGGCTTTGAGCAGCTGGCCCTCGTTGGCGATCACAACAATCGCCTCCACCAGGTCAGAATACTCGTCAGCCGAGCTGTCGTCGGGGAATAAGTCGGTCACTTCGCCGTCTTCGTTCTCCAACTGCTCCAGATACTCGCGTGGCACCAAGCCGTAGTACGTCAGCAGACGCACTTTTTCGTCCTGATACTGACTCAGCTCTTGGGTTGGCTCCAGATCAGTGTCTTCGGCAGCTGGCTGGATGTTGACCTTTCGGTATATACCATTCTCAATGCCTTGGACGATCTTGTGGATGCTCACATACTTCTCAACCGCCACACCCATGCAGTCATCTACACTGGTGCCGTTGGGGTCGAACAAGAAATTCTTGGGGTTGACCGGCATGATCTTGACCGCGATGCGGTTTTTCTCCACCACACCGATGGCC